ATATCATCATCATTTGTAACCTCCACAGTAATAGTCTCTAAAAGTTTGTTCGCGGGCCTCAGTGTCTGAGATGCCCGCCATGGTTTTAATGCCAACGCGCTCGGTAAAGCGGTGCGCATCATCATGGGTTAAGCGTTGCTGTATTTTGTCCAGCCGGGCTTTTAGCCAGTCGCTGTCTGTTATTGGTGTGGGCAGTGTTTGCAACGCAGTAGCCGTTTTAATTTAATGTCAAAAATCACGCAGCAAAATAGAGCTAGCCGGATGATTAGGGCACCTAGGGCTATCAGGATGAGTGCCGTGCCAATTTTTAAAATAAGCGCTGTTAAATTCATGACATAACTCTACGCCGACAGCTAATACCTCTCCCGCCTGGAAACGTTTCCAGTCTAATTAAAACCCTCGCGCGCGCGTAACCTGCACCCTCGCTTTGGGAGTTGTTATGACACGCATTTATTTAGCTGGGCCGATGACGGGGCTGCCCGATTTTAATTACCCCGCCTTTAATGCCGCTGCAGCGCAATTACGTGAGCGGGGATTTGTCGTTGAAAACCCTGCGGAAAACCAGCAGCCGCCGTGCGGTAGTTGGGAAGGCTATATGCGGCTGTCATTAACACAGATGCTGGCCTGTGATTGCGTGGTGTTGCTGCCGGGTTACCGAGCATCAAAAGGTGCCAGCGTTGAAAACCTGGTCGCTAGTTATTTAAAGATCCCGCGCTACTCAATCGATGAGGCATTGCAGTTTGATTACAAGTTGCGGGACAGATGCGCTAAACAAGCAGAGGTAACAAAATGAATTTATTAGCGATTGTCGCCCTATGTGGCGCGCTGCTAGGTGGCGGGTTTAGTTGGCTGGTGAGTGGCTGGATCAACAGCGTACAAATGGCAGCGATTAAAACTGAGCAAGCTGAAGATGCCGCGATTGCCGCGCAATTGTCGTTAGAACGTTTGTCTGCCACCCAAGCCAAGGCGGATCTGTTGTCTAGCCGCCTGGCAAAAACAGAATTTCAGTTAACCCAAACCACCCTGGAAAAATCCGATGCGATTAAAAAAATTACTACCGGCCGCGCTTGCTTTAATAGCGCTACTGTCGGGCTGCTCAACCGCGCCCGCGAAACCACTACAGCTGCCGTGCCCGATCCCACCGGCCCATCTACTGCAGAAAGTACCGCCATTGCCACCGATACCGACGTCGCCGGATGGATTGCTGCCGCCCAAGGCAGTTACGAGACCTGCCGTGCCAGGCTAAACACGCTAATCGATTTTGAAACTACACAGGATGACCGCAAATGAGCGAGCAAGCACCGGTCGATAACGGCCAAATTATGCACAGCATCGGACAGCTGACCGGCGCAATACAAGCAATGCACCAGGGATTAACGGCGCGCATTGAAGACATTAAAGACGATATTCGGCGCTTGGATAATGCCAGCAATGCACGCATGGACCGCATTGAAGAAAACATGGTCCGGCAAATCCACGAGCAAGGCGACAGCACCAATAAACGCATTGATGGCTTGGGCAATCGGGTGTCATCGCTGGAAAAAGAAGACAAGATCATGATTCGTGAGATTGCCAAATACTCAGCCATGGGTGGCAGTGCCTCGGCAGCGCTGGTGACTGGCGTGGTTGAGCTGCTGAAGCGCATCTAATGGCACATTCTCACGAGGTCCGTGCGCAACTCCGCAGGCTCTATATTGAAGGCATGCCGCTGTCGGGTGCTGCTGTCAGCTGCAGTGTTAACTACGACAGCGCCAGGCAGTGGAAAGCGGCGGCTAAAGCTAAAGGTGATTGCTGGGATGCGGGCCGCGCAGCGTATCGCATCAGCGAGTCTGGCATTGATGATCTAAACAAGCAGCTGGTCGAGGATTTTGCACGGCAGGTGATTACCACCACGCGCGAGCTGCAAGAGTCGACCATTCCGGCACAGGCCAAAGCGCAGCTGCTGGCGCAACTGGCCGATGCTTACGCTAAGTTCAGCAAGGCTTTCAGCCGGGTTAATCCTCAGTTTTCGGGGCTGTCGGTGGCATTGGATACGTTAAAAACCATCGCCGATCATCTGGCTAAAAAAGACCCGGCAGCGCTGCGTGTGCTGCAGGGGCATTTGGAGGATATTGGGGCGGTGCTGGGGAAGCGTTATGGTTGATTTTGTTAGTCCTATGCGGGTCTGCTATATGGATATTGAGCCGGGCAACAGGCCAAAAATGACTTTTTACGAAGCCTTGAATTTTGTTGGTGAGATGTCTCAAAAAACACCTAAGCCAGAGTCATATAAGTGGAAAGCAAAATGGTGGCGGCTACATGCTAGAGAAAGCAAGGCTCGTGAAAACTGTGTGATGTATGCCCGTGGCCAGATGGCGCTATATCACGATATGCAGGCCCGGCCAGAGCATTATACAAGTGCCGGCAGACCTGACGGGATGACTGACTGGCTATGGAGTGGATTGCGTTATGGCTGAGCCTATCGACATCCAAGATGTTCGCAGCTGGAAAGAGTTTGAGCGCGAGCTTGCCCTACTCGGCGAACAGATCCGCAATCAAATCGAGCTGGAGTGCGAGGCGTTTGCAACTGACCCCGCTGAAAGCGCCCTTCGGCGTGACAAAGCCAAGGCTGACTACGGCTTCTTCTGCAAAACTTACTTTCCGCACTATGTACCGACGGCGCATTTCAGCCTGTTCCACCAATTCATTTTTGAGCGTTTCCCAGCAATCATAGACGGTGCTGCTGACGGCCGCGAGGTGCATCAAGCGCCGCGTGGCGAGGCGAAATCAACCTACGAAACCCAGCTGGGCAGCTTGTGGTGCATCGTTACCGGTCGCAAGCACATGATCGGCATCATCATGAACACCGAAGAGCAGGCGGCGGAAATGCTGGAAAGCATCAAAGCCGAGCTGGACACCAACCCGCGCCTAGCGATGGACTTTCCGGACGCTTGCGGTCGTGGCCGGGTGTGGCAAGCAACCACGGCTATCACTGCCAACAACATCAAGGTGCGCATCGGCGGTACCGGCAAGAAAATCCGGGGTATGAAGCACGGCCCGCACCGGCCTGACTTGATCTTTTTGGACGATCTTGAAAACGACGAGAACGTTAAAGACAAAACCCAACGCGACAAGGTGCAGAAGTATGTATTAAGCGCGGTGCTTGGCTTAGCCGGGCCGCAAGGCGGTATGGACGTGTTTTGGGTGGGCACCAGTTTGCATTATGACGCGGCGATCAATCGGGTGAGCCGTGCGCCGGGTTGGCGGCGACGGGTGTTCCGCTCGATTCTGAAATGGCCAGATCGGATGGATTTATGGGATCAGTGGGAAGCGCTGTACACCCGCAGCGGCGAAGATGACGAAAAGGAACAGTTCGAAGCCGAGGCGCTGGCGTTTTACCAAAAGCACAAGAAGTCGATGGATGCCGGTGTAGTGTGCAGCTGGCCAGAAGTGCGCCCGCTGTACCGGTTGATGTGCATGCGCGCGGTTAACCACGACAGTTTTAGTCAAGAGCAGCAAAACGAGGCGGGCAATGATGAGAATGCGCCGTTTAAGGATATTCAGTTTTGGGTTAACAGGCTATCGGATTGGGTATTTTTCGGTGCGATTGATCCGTCCCTAGGCAAAAAAGGCACGGTCAAAGGCGATCCGTCGGCCATTTTAGTGGGCGGTTTGGATCGTAAAAAGATGGTGCTTGATGTATTGGAAGCCGATATCGCCCGCCGCGTGCCGGATTTGATCATCAGCCGCGCCATCGATCTACAGGCGGAATACAACTGCGTAGCGTGGTCTGTGGAGGCTGTGCAATTTCAATATTTTATGTACACCGAGCTCATCAAGCTGGCTGCGCTGCGCGGTATTGCGTTTCCAGGGATTCCCGACACGCCGCATACCGACAAGTCGTTGCGGATTTCCAGCATGCAGCCGCATATTGCCAACGGCCTGATCAGATTGCATCGCAATCAAAGCACATTGATCGAGCAATTAAAATTTTACCCTGAGGCCGACCACGACGACGGCCCGGATGCGCTGGAAATGCTATGGCGACTGGCTCAGCAATTTGGCGGCGAGTGGGAATACACATCGGCGGGTAATAGCCGCAACAAACGGCGTTCGACGAGTCGTCGAAGCACTTATGACGAGGATTGGGATGATGAGTGACGCATATCTAGCTGGAAAAGAAGCTTATAGAAAAGGCATTGTAGATTCCGATAATCCATTTCCAATGGGATCTGATGAGGCTACAGATTGGTTTGATGGATGGTATGACGAGGAGTTTTTCAGTGATTAAACAAGCCAAGGCCGCATTGGCCAAACTCACCCAGGTCAGCAAAAAAGGCCTGGAAATCCTACAAGCCGGTGCTCGCTCCACGCAAAGCACAGCGCTTAATTATATGAGCGTTACCACGCTTGACCCCACTAGGTTGGCGGCGGCATTTGCTCAGGCCGACCAGGGATATATCACCGACCAGGCCACCTTATTTGAGTTGGTCGAAGAGCAAGACCCGCATATTTTTAGTGAGCTAGGCAAGCGGCGGCGGGCGGTGACTGGGCTGGGTTGGCAATTGCACCCGCGTGATGATGCTAATCAGTCTGAAATTGGCCGCACACAAGAGCTGACCGATATGCTGGGCAACATCCCTCGCTTTGAGGATGCGCAATACGATTTGACTGATGCGATCGGCAAGGGTTTATCCATCCTGGAGTTTGACTGGCAAACCGGCAGTGAGTGGCTACCCAAGGCGCTCAACTGGGTGCCGCAACGGGATTTCCGAATTGACATCAAGACCGGCGAGTTGATGTATTTAAAAAACAGCCTGCCGGAGCCGCTCCGCGAGTGGGGCTGGGTAGTGCATGAGCACCGCGCCAAGTCTGGCTACATCGAGCAAGCTGCATTGTTTAGGGTGCTGGCCTGGACCTATGCCTATAAAGCCTACAACATCCGCGATATGCAGCGGTTTTTAGAGGTGTACGGCATGCCGTTGCGCCTAGGTAAATATCCAAGCGGTATTGGTAAACCGGAGCGCGACCAGCTGCTTAGGGCCGTGCGCAATTTGGGCAACGATGGCGCGGGCATTGTGCCCAGCACGATGTCGATAGATTTTGTCAGCGCTCAGGCTGGCAAGGTCGATGATTTTTTAAATGCAACAGAGTATTGGGAGCGCAAGCAGTCCCTGGCTATTTTAGGCGGCACGTTGACCAGCCAGGCTGACGGCAAAACCAGTACTAATGCGCTGGGCCTGATCCATGACAAGGTGCGCCGCGAGATTATGTTGCATGACGTTCGGCAGATTGAGCCCACGATGAATAGCCAGATCATCAAGCCGATTGTGCTGTTGAACGGCATGTTTCCGCCGGACCGTATGCCGGTGCTTAAGTACGACACCGCCGAGTCGGTCGATCAAAAAGCCATGGTCGACGTGCTAAAAATTGGCGCTGAGCTGGGCATGGAGATTGATGTCGACTGGGCGCATCAATCATTACAGATTCCGCGAGCGGGTAAAGATGCCAAGATTTTAACAGCGAGCGGTAAGCCAGCTGTTCCGGCGGCTAACGCTGCATTGACAAGGCTGGCGGCATTGGCGGCGCAAAAAGGCGGCGCTGATGATATTACTGCAGCCTACAGCCAACAGCTGGCGGCGTTGTGTGTGCCACATGAGCAGGCCGTTATTCAACATATTGCTGCATTGGTCGCAGAGGCTGGGTCGTTTGATGAGGCGATTGCCGGGATTGAGGCGTTAAAGCTGGACGGTTCAGCGTGGGCCGAGTCGGTCGCGTTGGGGTTGGCGGCGGCTAATTTGGCGGGGCGGGATGATGTTAATGAGGGTAGGTGATGAGTGATTTTATATGTCCGCATTGTAATGCGTGGATCTATGCTCCCTTGCCATGTGAGGCAAGGGAAACCAGTAACCCGGTCGCTTTGGCCGCGGATTGTCCGAAATGTGGAAATGAATATGAATTTACAAAGACCTCGATAGGTTATTACCAAGTCCGAAGACCTTATCAAATCGATGCTGCCTATCCTGATAGGTGGAAACAGCCAAAGTTTAATCTACCGCTACCACATAAACATCGGAGTAAAAATCATGAAGAATGACTATTCAACCATGACCGATGATGAGTTGACTGACATTAGGCATGCTCTCGCGGCAGAGTATAAGCGCCGGGAAGCTGAGCCTAAAAAACCCGTTTATATAGTCGATGGCATAGCATACAAAAATGTTAATAAAGCGCTAGATCAATTAGTCCGCGACATTTCATTTTGCCAAAAATTTGAGCTTGGTCCATCTGTATATTTTGAAAGATCAATGGATGAAGGCCCTGTTTTTTTTGGTCTGAAAATAGCGTTTTTGTCTCTATCTGAGTACAACTCCAGGGCTGCTGAAGTCTATGGCTACTAACACCTCCCAATTGCCATTCCAAGAGGCAATCGATTTCTTAAAAAACAAAACTAAGCTGCCAACATCCGGCTGGACGGACATTTGGCAACAACAACACAGTCATGCCTTTGTTGTAGCTGGGGCGGCGCAAGACGCCTTGGTTGAGGATTTTTATAACGCGATCATCCAGGCCAAAACAGTGGGCGGTGGTTATGAGGAGTTTAAGCAGTCGTTTCAAGACATCGCTACCAAGCATGGCTGGTCATACAACGGCGCGCCGGGCTGGCGAAGCCGTATCATCTACGACACCAATATCACCCAATCCTACAACGCCGGGCGGTGGCAACAGATGCAGGCGGTTAAGCATCTACGGCCGTATGTCGAGTACGACCACACCTCGATTGAACACCCTCGATTAGAGCATAAAGCCTGGGATGGTCTAGTTCTGTCTATTGATGATCCATGGCTGGATACTCATTCACCGCAAAATGGGTGGTTATGCCAATGCAGGCTGCGCTCACTGACTACAACTGAGGCTGAGCAAAAGTGGCAGTTGCGCGGTAAATCCGGCCCCGACCAAGCGCCCCCGATCGAGTGGCAAGATAAGGTAGTCGGTAAAAACGGCAGTAACCCACGCACGGTGCGAGTGCCGAAGGGCATTGATCCGGGCTTTGCGTACAATCCCGGCAAGGCGTATTTAGAGCCGCATACGGTACCGCCGTTGACCGGTTACGATGCCGTGTTAAAGCAACGTGATAAGCCGTGGCCCACTGGTTTTAAGGTTCCGGAGTTGCCGACACCGACTAAAGTATCGCCCAATATTTTATTGCCTGCCGATATCGCCCCTGAAGCTGCCGTCGATGAGTTTTTAAGTATATTTGGTGCGACTATTGATGAGGGCGTGGCGTTTGAAGATGCGGCAGGCAGCACATTAGCGATTACAAAAGCATTATTTCATGATGGTTCCGGGCAGTTTAAGTGGTTGGCAAAAGCCGAAAAAGAAAACCGGATGCAATATGCTAATTTGCTGGCAATGGCGCTAATAGAGCCGGATGAAATTTGGTGGCAGTGGGAGGAAGATCGCGCCTGGTCTGATAAAAACCCTGATCAACCAAAGCGGTGGCGATTAAAACGACGTTATTTACGTGCTTTTGAGGTTAATGGTACTGGTGAGTTTGCTATTTCTGTTTTTGAGTGGGGACGATTGGGATGGTTTGGGTCGACTGCATTTATGGCGGAGCCGAGTAGCGCTAAGCAGCGCCTTAAATACTTTGATAAGCAACGGCTAGGTCGATTGCTATTTAAGAAAAAATGATAGGTTTATCTGTAAAGCCTATCTATGGTTTTGGTTGGGTCTGCCGTACAGTCGGCCTGTCTCCTATCGCCACACTCTTATTATATAGGCGACATTGAATTATGCAATTTGAAATCGAATTTAATACTGACCATTTAAATCGCATCATGGATGCTGTTCGCCGAGAAATAGCAACGCCACAAGAGATGCTGGGCAGCATCGGTGAGTCTTTATTTAATGCTAATCAAAAGCGCCATGATGCAGGGAAAGATCCTGGTGGTAATTCGTGGCAGGAATTGTCGCCGGCAACATTAGCACAAGGAAAGCGCAAAGGCGGCCCACTTAAAAAAACAGGTCGCATGCTGGCAAGTTTCCATTATTCAGTTAATGGCGACGATTTGGTATTAGGATTTGATGAGTCACGAGTTCAAGGCAAGTTGCCGGGGATTCATCATTTTGGTACTGAGCGTAAAGGTCGACATCCTGGTATCCCAAAACGGGACTTAATCGGCTTCCCTGATTCTGATAAAAAGATTGTCACCGATGTGACTATTGATCATTTAACGCGTGTTTTAAATCGCGTTCGTTGACGCAATAAATATAATTTAAATGGTATTAATACCCTAATTGCTGAGCTAATTAATCGTATTTTTTTAGGTTAATTACATTTAAATTATCCTATTTTGTCCGGAATTCAAGATTGTTTGTTTTTCCTTCACATGTCAGTATTCACGCCGTTTCCGGGCGATTTTTTTGTTTTGATTCTATCCGGTTTCCATTACCCCCCTACTTTGTATTTTTCGGCGCGGTCTACTCTTGGTCAACAATGAGTACCAAGATTTATGAAACTTTCCTTACGGACACCGCCCAATCATTTATCTATCAGTTCGAGATGTACCCAAAAGCTCCTTGCTCAATCGATAGTACGAACCGCATCGCGTTTCTCGGAGATGAAATGATTCTAGTTGCATCAAAAAACAATGCTGTAGTTACCTTTAAGCTTCAAGAGTGCAAAGTTGGGTTGTTGAAAGACCAGTAGTATGAAGTTCATCAATCGAGTTACCGACATGTATAACATTGTGTTCAACCGGAGCGCGGCATTATGTCGTTTTGTTGGACGTCGAAAAGTCAGCCCGCATTTTAAATCAACCTTCAACTTACCACCTATTCCCCTCGTCCGCAATGCAACGCCAGCCAAATAGTCGGCAGCTCCGGATCAGTCCATTCAACTCGATGCCGCAGATGGCTTGGTAGATGCAGGTAATCGCCGGGTTTAAGCGACACCGGCTCGGGCTCATTTTCAATGCGCAGACACGCCGAGCCTTGCAGCAATACTACCCACTCCGGCCAGTCCTGGTCGTACCATTCGCCTGCCGGTGTGGCATGCGCGTGGGAGATGATGCGCTCCAGGCGGAGACCGGGCGTTTCCAGCAATGTTTCAAAATTCTCTTCAGCTGCTGGTTGGGGGAGATGTTCGAATAGATTGGCTTTTTTAATCATGTGCTTGCTCCCAAGCTAAATTAGTGCGTTTGTCTAAAGATGAGTGAAGTCGCTCATGGTTCGACAAACTCACCATGAACGGCTTAACGCCTTGTAGCTAGAGGGATTTTATTGCAAGATTGCTGCAACCGGTCGGCTGTTTTATTTTGCACTCAACAGCGGCGTTTTAACATCTGGAGACACTCATGACCTTTTCCCCTTGGCTGATATTGTTAAGCACTTTGCTGTTTGCGCCGTTGTCTCAGGCCAAAGCGTTAACTCCGGAACAAGTACCTGAGCCTTTGCAGCCTTGGATTGCCTGGGTGCTGCAGGATAATCCCGAACTGGCTTGTCCGTTTATTTATAACAGTGTCGAGCAAAAGCGCTGTAGCTGGCCGACCCGGTTGACGCTGGATTTGCAACCTACGAAAGGCAACTTTGCCATCACCTGGAAAGTTTATCAGGATAGCTGGATCAGCTTACCGGGCAATAGCGATCATTGGCCGCTCAACGTTAGCGCTAATAACAAAATTGCGCTGGTGATGGATAAAGACGGTGTGCCGTCGATAAAACTGGCGCCGGGACTTTACCAAATCAGCGGTGAATTTTTCTGGGACAGTCTGCCCGATAATCTGCAAATACCCGACGATACCGGCTTGATCAGTGTGCAAGTCAATGGTCGAGCCATTGCGACGCCAGCTATTAAAGATGGTCAGTTGTGGTTAAAGCACAGCGAAACCGGGCAAAGCAAAACCGGGCAAAGCAAAACGGACGATAGCCAAAACAATCTGGATATTCAGGTGTTCAGAAAAATCAGTGATGACGTGCCCTTGCAAGTGTTAACCCGTATCGAACTGGAAGTATCCGGCCAACAACGCGAAATCCGTTTGGCCAAACCGATGCTGGACGATTTTATCCCCATGCAGTTGCAAAGCGCTTTGCCCGCTCGCTTGGAGCACGATGGACAGCTGTTGTTGCAAGTACGTCCAGGCCATTGGCAGATTGACTTGCTCGCCCGGCATGTCAGTGAAATCAACACACTTATTTTGAATACAGATAACCAGAATTGGCCGGATTCGGAAGTCTGGGTATTTGAGGCACACCCCGCGCTGCGCATGGTGGAAGTTACACAGCCCGCCGCTATTGACGCCAGCCAGACCAATCTGCCGGATGACTGGAAAGCTTTGCCCGCTTACAAAATAGATCAAGGGCAGGCGATGAGTTTAAACGTCATTCGCCGGGGCGATCCGGAGCCTGAACCCAATCAACTCAATCTCAACCGGCAATTGTGGCTGGATTTTTCCGGCAATGGCTATACCGTTAATGACCGGATTACCGGCACCATGACCCGAGACTGGCGCTTGAATGCCTTACCGAAAACCCAATTGCCGG